TTTGACCCTGCGCTGATCGTCAAAGAACTGTGCGACGCACGCCAGCAATTCCTCGAAAGCCTTTCGACATTTAGCGTGTTCGGAAAAGGTTGGACGCGCCGCGTACAAGAGGTTGCCGCGACCGCCGAACAAATGGTGGCGTAAATGACGATGGTACCCATCCAACTCCCACCCGGTTTAGAGCGGAACAATACCCCGTACGATACGCCGGGTGCTTGGTGGGATACCAACCTTGTTAGATGGCAGTCTGGCTCGCTCATGCCGGTGCTTGGGAACCAACGCCTTACGTCGAGTCCGTTGACAGGCGCGGTGCGTAAAATTTACGTTTACCGCGACAATAGCAACGTCCGTAACGTCCTCGTCGGAACGGACAGCAAGCTCTATTACGACGCGGGCGGGTATTCAGATATTACGCCAACCAGCTTTGTGCCGCTTTCCACCATCGGTGCAAATGGCGGATATGGCACTTTCGAGTACGGCAAGTATACGTACGGCAATCACCGCCCTACGCCATCACCAGTTTATTCGCCGTTCGCGTACTGGTCTTTTGGAAACTGGGGCGAAGACGTCATTCTAACCGCCAACTCCGATGGGCGATTATTTTATTATACGTCTTCTACGCCGGGTACGGCACCTGCGGTAATTTCGACTGCGCCAGTAAGCAATACCGCCGTAGTGGTGACAGATGAACGCCACGTCATGGCAATCGGTCAAGGCGGCGGTGGTGGTACGGCGCGAAGGGTAGCATGGTCTTCTCGCGAAGATTACACCGATTGGAATTTCAGCAGCACCACCAATACAGCCGGGTTTTTAGACCTTACGACCAAAACGCCATTGCAAAAAGGCGTAAAGGTCAAAGAAGGCGTGCTTATATTTTCGCTGACGGACATTTACCTCGCAACGTACGTGGGTACACCTTACATTTACGCGTTCCAACGTCTGTCTGATACGGAAATGTTCCACCCGGACGGCATAGCTACGTTTAATGGAAAAGCCGTTTGGCTCTCTCGGTTGGGTTTTCAAATTTACAATGGCGGCTTTGTGCAGCCGTTGGATTGCCCCATACTGAATGACATTATGTCGGAAATGGACCCTACTTATGGTCCATTTCGGATGCACGCTTCCCACAATGGCATTTATCCCGAAATTTGGTTTTTTTATGCGACGGCGGGAAACACCGAAGCCAACCGTTATGTGATCTGGAATTATCAAGAGAACTGGTGGGCATGGGGTTACATGTCACGCAGTGCGATGGCCGCAGCGGACGTGTACAAATATCCGTACATGGGCGACAGCGCCGGAAATATGTACCAGCACGAAATTGGCTACACCGACAACGGCGTTTCGCGCGTCGGCCAAGTGTACGCGGAAACCGGTGCGTTAGGCATCGGAAACGGCGATCAAACCGTCGAGGTGCGCCAAGTTTTGCCCGCGACCGGTATGGGCTACAACAATCTTCAGATCAGTTTCTATTCGCATATGACGCCTGAAGGCAATGAGCGCGTATTCGGGCCATACGCGCCACGAAGCGACGGCTATACGGACGTCCGGGTGTCGGGCCGCGAAGCTCGGATTCGATTTGCGGCGTCACAGGACGCAGATTTTGGCATCGGCAAGGTGCGGTTAGATGTTTCGCAGGGAGGCCAACGGTGAATATTCAGTTTCCGATTCCTCCCGGCACCATCACGCAGACCTTTATTATTCAGGTGCTCGACACGCTGCGGAAAGCTTTTATTCCCGTGGTTTCGAAGGACCAATCGGTACCAAGAATACTTTTATCCTCCCCGAATGGCACCGTATATGAAGTCACAGTGTCCGATACGGGGGTAGTTACAACGGCGGTAAATAGTGGTAAAACAAGAGACATCTGACGGTCTACCACCGGATGAAATCATTCGGCGCATCGAAGTTGCGCTGGACCACGGCGGAAATACGCATACGTGGGATGATATCCGACAAGGTTTGATCGAGGGGAAATTTCAAATCTTTTGGAATAATTGGGGCGTCTGCATCACCGAAATCGTGCAAGCGCCTCAAAAGCGGTACCTGCATTGTTTCGTGGTCGCGGGCGAATTGCCGGGCGTCATGGATTTGCAGGAAGAAGTTATACGGCACGCGCTTACGAATAGCTGCGCTTATATGACGACTTTAGGGCGAATAGGGTGGGAAAAAGTTCTGCCTGAATACGGATGGAAGAAATCGAAAGTGGTCATGCAGTATGACCTTGAAGGAATGTTCTGATGGGCAAATCTAGTGGCGGCGGCACGCAAACGGTAGTCAACAAAACCGAACTGCCCCAATGGGTGCAGGACGCGGCGCAAAAGAATTTAAATGCGTCGTACGATGTTTCGGCGAACCTTATGGGTCCGTATCAAGGCCAGCGCGTTGCGTCGATGACTCCCGGTCAAATGCAAGACATCAATAACGTCCAGCAAAACGTCGGTTCCACTCAGCCCGCGTTCGGATACGCGCAAAACACTGCTGCGGGTCTTACAAATTACCAACCCGGTCAAGTCAACGCCGGTTCGCTCGCGAACACCGATCTTTCGTCCTACATGAACCCGTATACACAGAATGTGATCAATTCGGGCTTGCAATCTTTAGACATACAGCGCCAGCAAGCTTTAAACGGTATTGGTGATCAGGCAATCAAGACCGGCGCGTTTGGTGGTTCCCGTCAGGGTATTTCCGAAGGTGTTACCAACGCGGGCGCTGCCATGCAGGCGGGGCAGCTTGCTTCGCAGTTACAAAACCAGAACTTTATGCAAGCGCAAAGTGCGGCGCAGAACGACCTCAACCGAAACCTGCAAGCGCAGGGCATGAATCAGCAAGCTGGTCTATCCGGCGCGGGATTAAATCTGAGCGCGGCAAACGCGCTGGGGCAGCTTGCTGCGCAAGGTCAGAACAGTTTTCTCCAAGGAAACGCCGCTGCGCTGGCAGGACAAGAAGGCATTCAAAATCAGAATCAACAGCAGCTCGCCGCCCAGCAGCAGCTTTACAACGAACAGCAGCAATTTCCGATTCAGCAGCTTCAAATTCCATTGCAGGCTTTGGGTGCAACGCCATACGGCCAGACCAGCTCGACGACCGGCCCCGGCCCAACGACGAATCTTGGGTACTCCGCATTGGGAGGCGCGGGTGTTGGCGCGCAGATCGGTTCGATGCTTGGTGGCTATGGCGGTTTAGGCGCAGGTTTAGGCGGCCTTCTTGGTTTATTGTCCGACGAACGCATGAAAACCGACGTAGAGAAGTTGGGTAAAGACCCATCCACGGGCTTGCAGACTTATGCTTATCGCTACAAGGGCGATCCGAAATCCTACCCAAAAGTCGTCGGCCCAATGGCGCAAGAAGTTGAACGGAAGTATCCGGGCAGCGTGCGCGAGATCGGCGGCAAAAAAGTCATTGGCAATCTTGGGTTTGGAGCGCGTGCGTAATGAATATCCAAGACCTTATTCGCAAACAGGCTATCGCGAAGGGCGTCGATCCTGACGCAGCGATTGCTATTGCGAAAATTGAGTCTGGTTTTGATCCGGCTTCAAACCAAAACGCTGCGACGAAATACAAAGGGTTGTTCCAGCTTGGGCCGGATGAATGGTCGCAGTACGGCAAAGGCGACATTTACGACCCGAACGCAAATACCAATGCGTTTCTAAACCTTTACAAAGACAATACGGCGCAACTTGCGCAAAAGCTAGGCCGTCAACCGACTGCGGCGGAATCTTATTTGGCGCACCAACAGGGTGTTACAGGCGCGAGCGCATTGCTAACGAATCCCAATTCCAATGCGGTCGATGTAATCGCGCCATATTACCCAAGCCGCAAAGTGGCAGTTGCGGCGATTAAAGGAAACGGCGGCGATCCAAACGGCACGGCGAATGATTTCGTCAACGTCTGGAACAGCAAATACGGCAATGCGGTCGGCACCGGTCCGGCGACGTCGTATCAAGAAGCGGGCACAACAGATACAAGCACACCCGGAAATAGGCCGGGGGATGTTGCTAATTTGGGGCAAGGCGTTCAAGGGCCGTCAGCGTCCGGTTTGTTGTCAAATCAGACCGCTACGTTGGGTAATCCAATGCAGATGGCGATGGGGCTTTTGCAGCAGCCACAGACGCCCGCTTGGGAAGCCCAAGTGCCACAAGCGGCCCTACGCCGCCCGCAGCCATTTACCGGTTTTAGCTTTTTGGGGTGATGAATGTATCCATATGACATAGACCCTCGGAGCTATATTAACTCGGCGCTTGCGCTTCAGCCGCAAGTCGTTCCGTCGTTTCCGCAAATGACCCCTGCAAACCGTGGGTATTTTGGACCTGCGCATGAGGCATTAGCAAACGCTTTGCAAGCCTCATTGCTATCGCAGATGCAACCGCGCCAAGCGGGTCTTTTGTCCGAGCCGACGTCATA